CCGAAGATTTAGCCAATAACACGGTAACAATCAAAATTGACACCACCGCAGACGGCACATACGCCACCACGCTTGCCTTGAATGTTGATTACATACTGGAACCTACCGATGCTTCGCTTCGTGGCTATCCGTTTGTACACGCTCGTATGGTGGGCGGTCAAACCTTCCCACTTGAAGTAACACCGTCATTTCCTACTTGTCAGGTAACAGGATTTTGGGGATGGAACGCTGTTCCAGCCGATGTGTCACAGGCTTGTGTGCTACTCGCTATGCGCCAATTCGCCCGACTAAATGCTGCACTAGGCGTTGTAGGTTTTGCGGATATGGCTTTGCAGGTTCGTGCCGTTGACCCTGATGTTCGTGATCTTCTAAACCAATATGTCGTGTTTGGGGTTGTTTGATGCCAGCCACCGTTTCGCAGGTCGCAGACGGGCTAAAAACACGCTTAGCCACTATTACAGGGCTAAGAACCTTCTCCTATCAGCCCGAACAAGAAAACCCGCCTTTCGGCTACCCACAACTAAATAGTGTGGACTATCACCGTGCCTATTCAGGTGGCGATGTGGTTATGAACTGGACAGTATTTGTAATTGTCGGCAGATACCTTGACCGTACAGCACACGCTCAATTAGATGACTACCTTTCCTATTCAGGTGCTAAAAGTATTCGGGCAGCCATTGAAGCCGACCCTACTCTCGGTGGAGTTTGCTCTACCCTTATAGTAAGGTCAGGTGCAGACATAAGCAGTCTTGACGCTAATGGCGCATCATTTCTTATGATTCAAATACAAGTAGAAGTTCACGGTTAGGAACGCAAATGACAAGTTACAAGGTGTTAAGCGACAGATTTTCTCTCGGCAAAAAGAACGAGACAGTGGACAGTGATGCGCTTGTTGGGTGTAATATTGAAGCGTTGGTTGAAGCAGGACATCTCGCAGAGGTCAATGTAAAATCAAAGTCAGCAACAAGCGAACAGGAAAAATAATCATGGCTCAAATCGTTCTCAAAGATGTTGGAATTACCGTCAATGGCACAGAGTTGTCTGACAGGTCAAACTCTGTTGAAGTTAATTACGAAGTGGAATCAGTAGAAGTAACCGCATTTGGTGGCAACCGTTCATTTGTTGGTGGTTTGCAGAACAACACTTGCACGATTGAACTTATGCAAGACTTTGCTGCAGCCAATGTTGAAGCAACAATTTTCCCATTAGTAGGAACACAAACTACTTTGACTTTTGAGCCAATCAAGTCTGCTGGTTCACCTTCGGCAACGAACCCTACCTACACGATTACGGGCGCATACCTTGCTAGTCACACACCAATCTCTGGTGGAGTCGGTGAACTTGGCATGACCTCTCTTACCTTTACAGGTGGAACGCTCGTCAAAACAGTCGCATAATTAAATAAAACAAGTAGAAGGAGACTGAAATGAAAATTGCTTTAAGCGTTGAGTTTAATGACGGTACAAAAACAGATGTTGATGCAAGGTTCGCTGACTTTGTAGCGTTTGAGCGCACTTGGCAACGATCTGTTGCACGATTTGAGACAGAAATTCGTCTAACAGACTTGGCTTGGCTTGCTTGGCATAGCGAAACCCGCACACGTAAAACAAACCTAAAGTTTGACCCTGACTGGATTAACACGGTTGCTACGGTTGAAATGCGTGAGGAAGTAGAAGCCCCAAAAGCCGACTAGGTGACGATTCCGCACATTGGATTGTTGCCTTCTTATCTTGCGAAACAGGTATTGCCCCATCAGCGTTATTGGCTGAAAGCGATTCAATGATTCAAGCGATGCTTGATTATTTGACTAAAAGGGCTGAACGACAAAACCGCAGACGGTAGTAAGATGCGCCATTATGGGATTGAACTTTGATACACACGGGATTCGTGAGACGCTCTCTGAACTAAAGAGATACGAACCTGAATTGTATAAAGAACTAGTCCAAAACCTTATTCAGTCTGCTCAACCTGCTGCTAAGGCTGTCGGTAGCGAGTTCCCTAATATGCCGTTGAAAAACTGGCATTCGTCAGGTGGTAGAAGGGGTCCTTCTCGTTTCCCACCATACAACGGTACATCAGCAAAAACAAAGGTGAAACCTGTAATAAGTATTGCTCAACCTAGAGGGGTAGGCGTACACAAACTTGTTCGTTTGCAGCAGTCAGATGGTGGTGCACAGATTTTTGATAGTGCTGGTTCTGCAAGCGCAGGCAGATTAGGCAGGGGCACATCTAGGAGTCAAAGGTTTATTGCCAACCTAGACAAGCATTCCAATATAAAATCTAACGGTAAACGGTATCGTTCCCGTGTAATGTTGTGGGCAACCGAAAAGCATTTGCCACTAATTGAGGCTGCTGTTGAGGCTGAAATTGCTAAAATAAATAAACAAACGCAGAAACGATTGAGCGAGTAACCCTATGGCAGTTGGCGTAAACATAGTCAGCACCTTTGACAGCAAAGGTATTCAGAGGGCTATTAAGGATTTCCAAAAACTAGATACGGTTGGTCAGAAAACCGCATATAGCCTGCGCACCTTTGACAAAGCACTAACTAACGGGGCTGTCAAACTAGCCAAGTTCGGTGCTGGTGCAGCAATCGCAGGTGGAATTATTGCTAACAGTCTTATTAAGGCTGCATCAAACCTTGAAGAGTCAATAAGCAAAATTAACGCTGTATTCGGTGACGGGGCAAAAAGCATTATTGCTTGGTCAGAAACGACAGCAAAATCTCTTGGTATATCGCAACGAACCGCATTAGAAGCAGCGGGAACCTACGGCAACCTATTTCAAGCGTTCGGTTTAGGCGCACCGCAAGCGCAGGAAATGAGTATTCGGCTCGTTGAACTAGCAGCCGATATGGCTTCGTTTAATAACGTGCCTATTGACGATGCCCTGTTAGCCCTCCGAAGCGGTTTGTCAGGCGAAACAGAACCGCTAAAACGATTTGGTGTTGCCCTTAATGATGCTGCGCTCAAAACCAAAGCACTTGATATGGGTCTTATCCAAAATACGAAGGGAACCCTGCCACAAGCAATCAAAACGCAAGCCGCTTATGCGCTGATTTTAGAACAAACCGCACTTCAACAAGGCGATGTGGCTAGAACTAGCGATGGTGTCGCTTTCAAGATGAAGTCTTTTGGTGCGCAGGTTGAAGATGTAAAAAGTCAAATTGGTACAGCGTTAATACCTATTTTCTCTGCACTTATGTCATTTATGAACGACAAGGTGCTACCAGTTTTTGTTGAGTTCGCAGCCATTCTTGGCGAAGACGGTCTAGGTGAAGCATTCAAGTATTTAGGTGGAGAAATACTAAATGCTATTGGCGGTATGGGCACATTCGGAAACACGGTGCTTATATTGGCAGGAATATTTGTAACTTTGAAGGCTGCCGTTATCGCATATAACGTCACAATAGCGGTACTAAATGTTCTAAACGCTTTGGCAAAAGCAGGATTTTTGGGTACAACCGTTGGCGTATGGGCGTTAAATGCTGCAATGTTGGCAAACCCTATTGGTTTAGTAATTGCGGGAATCGTTGCTTTGATTGCTGTTATTGCAATTATTATTATCAAATTTAAGGCTGTACGAGATGCAATAGCAAATGCGTTTGGATGGCTAGGGAAACTGTTTACTGGCTTCAAACAAGTAGAGGCTGGGGCAGATGACGCAGCAGGCGGTATTAACAGGGTCAATGCTGCGTTTGAGGGTTTGACCAAAAAGCAACTCAAAACCTTTGACACAAACCGAAAGTTCTTTAGGGATAGCGAAACTGGCGCATCAAGAGTGCGTTTAGAATTACTAAAGGGTACAGACAGCCTTAACAGTTTTAGTAGTGCTACGGGTGGGTCAGCCAAAACAACCGAAACCGCTAAAGAAAAACTAGAAAAATACATTGATGCACTAAAAGGCATGAGTAAGGCACAAAGATCTGCTCGTGATGCAGATAAATCGCTGCTCAAATCTCGTACAACTTTGGCTGATGCAACACTAAAACTTACAGAAGCACAAGCCTATTTTAATCAGGTTGTTGCTGGCTATGGTGCAAATAGTAAGCAGGCTAAAGATCGTCAGGTGGCTTTGCGTAAGGCGCAGGGGGCTGTTGAGAAGGCTGGGTACGATGTAGAAAGTTCGGTATTTGCTGTTACAAAAGCAGAGCAAGACCTTGCTGCAGTTCGTTTAGACCCTGAATCATCTGCACAGGCTATTCGTGAAGCAGAAATATCTTTGGCAGAAGCCAAGTTAGGTGTCAAGGATGCGACAGAAGCACAAACTGATGCTACTAATGCGCTTGCTGAAGCAGAAACCCTTTTAGATCAGGCTATTAACGGGGCTAAGGAAGGTACTGATGCCTATGCCGAAGCGTTAGAAAAGTTAAATGATGCTAAAAAGGCAACGGTTGATGCTAATGAGGCGGTAACTGAATCATTAGAACGACAGAAAGATGCTGTTGATGCTTTGCGTGAGGCAGAAGAAAAAGCACAAGCAGCCCGAGTAGGTGTTAAGGCTGGCGATGCTACTGCAGCAGAGACAGAGGTCGGTGTTGCCCCACCGCCAAAAACTACTAATGGGGTTTTCGGTTCTTTTATGGAAGCGGTGCGTGGACTACACCCGAACGCTAAAGCACTAAAATCAAACACTCCTGTAACGCAAGCGAAAAAGGATTTCCCGAAACTGTATGCCGAATACAAATCAAAAGGTTTGGCTATGGCGCAGGGTGGAATCATTACTAAACCTACGCAGGTGCTTGCAGGTGAAGCAGGGCGTGAAGCAATTATCCCATTAGACCGTTTAGAATCAGGTATGACGGTAAATGTAACTATTAATGCTGGCATGGGAACTGACCCTGCGAAACTAGGCGATGAAATTGTAGATGTTTTGACCCGCTATAACCGCAGGAATGGTGCTTTACCACTAAAGGTTGCTTGATATGACCACGATGGCTTGGGGCGAGGACATACAGATTTTTATGGAGTTAGGGTTTCCCGCAAACCCTTTTACTCTTGACGATGCGGTATTAGGCGTTTTAGATGAGGACTATCTTGACGGAACGCTAATAGGTGATGATGTTTCCCCGTATGCGCAAGAGGTTTCTATTTCACGGGGGCGTTCTGACCAATTACAAAACTTTAACGCTGGAACTTGTAGCGTTCGCCTACTAAACCGTGATAGACGGTTTGACCCTATTAACGAAAGTTCCCCATACTGGAACAGCACTTTAGGGGTATCAGGTATTGCCCCACGCAGAAAAGTAACAGTGTTTTCTAATGGTGTTGCTTTGTTTACAGGGCGAATTACTGACATAGATGTTTCTTATGAACCAAACAACCCGAATGCAACAACAGAAAACAGTTATGTAACTATAACGGCTGCTGACGACTTTGTTCTATTGGCTAATACATTTACCGAGTCGCCGATTACTCCTACGCAGGAATTATCAGGAACACGGGTTACAACTATTTTGGATTTGCCTGAAGTAAACTATCCTTCAACTAGGGATATTGATGCTGGTACAGCAACCTTGGGTGGTGGTGCAACTTTTGACATAGGTGCTAATACGAACGTTTTGACCTATTTGCAAAAGGTCGCTTCAAGCGAACAAGGCTATTTCTTTGTAGCAGCGAATGGCGATTTGACTTTTACTGACCGTGTTGCAGCCTCGTTCGCTACTATCAGCGCATACTTTTCTGATGCAGGAACAAACATTCCTTACACCAGCCTGTCGGTTATGTACGGTCAAGAATTCCTATATAACAAAGTAGTTTGTCAGGTTGAAGGTGGCACAGATCAGACGGTAAATGATTTGACATCACAAACCGAATATGGGATTTCTACATTAAGTCTGTCAGGGCTTCTTTTAGTAGATGATGCTGCAGCCTTAACTTTGGCAACTGATTTGCTAGATAAATACAAATTGCCCGAGTACAGATTTGACAAGTTACAAACTATTTATAATCCATTAAGTTCGGGGAATCAGGCAACTTTGACAGGTCTTGAGGTTGCAGATGTTGTAAGCATTACCCGCACTTACCCTACGGGAACCCCAGCGAGCGTTACTAAGGAATACAGTATTGAGAATATCCGTCACGTAATTTCGCCTAGTTCGCATACGGTTGAGTTCGGGCTTGCTGTTGCTGATCTGGTTTACCCATTTGTGTTGGCTGGTTACACCACGACAACGACACGCACCAACCTCTGCATCAATCCAAGTTTTGAGGCTAGTCCAGTAGGTGTTTGGGGTGGATATCAAGCAACAATCAGCCGTGTTGCTGGCTCGCTTGGCTATGGCTCATGGGTCGGGCAAGCAGTAGCAACTGTTACAGGTGTAGGAGGATTTTTCAACTCTTTTTCTGCTGTTGCTGGAGTAACATATACAGCAAGTTTGACTGGTCTAAGAATAAGTGGAAGCAGAACATACAGGCTTTCGTTTGAGTTTTACAACGGTGCAACATACTTGGGTGGTGCAAGCACCATGTCAGAATCTTTTGCTACCGCAACAAGGGTGAGTTGGACTTTTACTGCGCCAGCAGGAACAACAGTTGCTTACATTGTTTGTTATTCAGTTGGCACTGGTTCTATCGGTGACACTTTCCAGATTGACAATGTGCTTATTGAAGCATCCTCATCATTGTTGCCATATTTTGATGGTACTTATGCTGACACCTATACGGGTTACACATTAACCAGCCAAGCATGGTCAGGCACAGCAGACGCTTCCACCAGCACAGCCACATGGGGTTTGACTTCCAGTTATGTTGGTACACCTATGGATTCGGATTACGCACTCACTTAGAGTGTTACACTAGGAGGCACTATGGCAGGCGCAGGCGCAAAACTCTTCACCAGTGGCAGTGTTCTTACTGCAGCACAGGTCAATACATACCTTATGGATCAGGCTGTAATGGTGTTCGCCAGTACAGCAGCCCGTGATGCAGCGTTCGGTGGGGCAGGTGAGCCAACTCTTGCAGAGGGGATGCTTTGCTATTTGTCTGACACAAACAACCTTCTCTATTACACTGGCACAGCGTGGGCTTCGCTTGGTGAGGATGACCAGTTCGTTTTAGCAGCACAAGTTTTCGGATA